CATGGACATACGCAACGGGTTGCACAACTTGGGAACAGTATGTAAGCGCATTGGTGTTTGTTGAGTTTGGCACAACGCAAATAGGAACTGCTTGGTATTGCACAGCACAGCCAGGCGGTACTCTTGGCGTTACCGCAATGACATGGAGTAACTTCAGCACCAGCACGAACTATACGGCTGGAACTGGTCTTACTTTGTCTAGTTTTCAGTTTAGCATTACGCCCGTAGGGACAGCGGGAACTTATGGCTCTGCGTCACAAGTGCCTGTGTTTATCACTAACGCAAGCGGTCAAGTTACATCGGTAACAAACACAAGTATTGCTATTGCTGGCAACCAAATCACTTCTGGCACGATAGACACAGCGCGATTGTCTGGTTCATACACGGGCATTACAGGCGTTGGAACGCTAACTGCTGGCATTTGGAACGCATCGACTATTGGCGTGGCTTATGGCGGTACAGGCGCGGCTACTTTTACGGCAGGCTATTTAAAAGCAAGCGGTACAACTGCTTTCTCGACTGTTGCAACTATCCCAAGCACCGACATTACTGGTCTTGGCACAATGTCCACCCAAAACGCCAACGCTGTGGCTATCACGGGTGGAACTATTTCAACGCTAACTAGCCCTATTGGTGTGCCTTCTGGCGGTACGGGTGCATCTACCCTAACTGGCTATGTAAAAGGCACAGGCACAGCCGCTTTAACGGCTTCTAGCACCATTCCTAGCGGTGACATTAGCGGTTTGGGAACAATGGCTACGCAAAATGCCAATGCAGTAGCGATTACTGGTGGAACTATAAATGGTGCATCTGTGGGCGCAACGACAGCAAGCACAGGCGCATTTACTTATTTGTCTACAAGCGGTTCTACAAGCACAACGCCAGTTCTTAGTTATAACGCCTCTAATTCATCTTTTGTAAATGGCGCGACAATTTCTGGAAGTTATTTGCAAAATGTGATGCAGAACAAAAGCGCAACAGCAGGCGCATCTACTAACTTTGCAGTAAGTAACGATTCTGGAACAGACTCTACTTATTATGGTGAATTCGGCATGAATTCATCTGTATTTAGTGCATCTACGCCAGTAGATTTTTTCTCTATTAACAACGGCATTTATTTCTCTGCCCATGATGGAGATATAACTGTTGGCTCTGGCAATGGCTTTAAAACCTATTTTGCTTGGGGAACAACTGGACAGTCTGCCCATGTCATTAACGCAAGTGGCGCATTAGGGCTATCAACTAACTTAGGCACAACGCCTGCGCTATCAGGTACTACTGGCTACGGCACAGCAGGGCAGGCAGTAGTAAGTGCTGGCTCTGGCGCGGCTGTGGCATGGGGTGTTGTTGGCATCAATGGTGGCGGTACTAACTCAACTGCTACGGCAACTGCTGGCGGTGTGCCTTATGGAACTGGTACTGCTTACGCATTTACTGCGGTAGGCACTGCTGGTCAAGTTTTAACATCTGCTGGCGCAAGCGCACCTACTTGGTCAACCCCAACCGCTTATGCAACAGTCACAGACGATACGACTACTAACGCAACGCGATACCCATTGTTTGCCGCTACGACAAGCGGGAACTTAACAACTGAGTATGTATCTTCTACAAAGTTACAGTACAACCCTTCAACAGGCGCATTAACTGCGTCACAGTTAATCATTGCACCATAAGGAAAAAGCATGGGAAATTTAGTATTTCAAGCAACATTAGGCGGTCAAGTTAACTTGGTCGGTCCAAATACCGCGTCTACATTTAACCTAAATGTGCCTGCAACTTCCAGCACAATAGCGACCCTTACTGGTACTGAAACATTTACCAACAAGACGCTGACAAGCCCAACACTCACATCGCCCAACATAACTACTGCGTTGACTTTGACAAGTGCGGCAGGCACAAGCGGTCAAGTATTAACTTCTGCTGGCTCTGGGGCGGCACCCACATGGACAACAGTAAGCGTTTCTGCGGCTACACCTACTGCGTTGGGTACTGTGTATGGAAAAACTGATAATTCCGCATTAACATTTGTTGGTTACAACGCTGGTGTAAACAGTTCTGGCACAGGCAATACCGCCTTTGGATATGTAGCACTTCAAACAAATACAACAGGAAATTACAACACGGCTGTCGGTTGGAACGCTGGACAAGCGGCTACTGGGTCTGAAAACGCCTTTTTTGGTGTGCAAGCGGGGTCTGCTAGTACTGGTGGACAAAATGTAGCGGTTGGAAAACAATCACTTCAACAAAATACTTCTGGTGTAAATAATGCCGCTGTTGGATTTTTGGCGGGAGGGGCAAATACGACTGGTTCTTATAATGCTTTTTTTGGCTCAAACGCAGGACAAAGCGTTACTACTGGTGCAAGAAATTGTTTAATAGGAGAAGCCGCAGGAAGTAGTGTTACAACTGCTAATTACAGTACGCTTGTTGGTGATAATTGCGGTAACTCAATTACTTCTGGAAGTTCAAATTGTTGCGTAGGTAGAGAGGCTGGAGTTAATATTACTACTGGTTCTGGAAATATTTCAATAGGGACTGGTTCTGGACAAAGCGTTACTACTGGTAGCACTAATGTGTATATTGGCAATCAAGCCTACGCATCTTCTGGTGCTGTAAATAATGAAATAGTAATTTCAGCATATCTTGCTGGTGGCAAAGGTTCACAAACTGCATTTTTATTTGCAAACAATAGTGCTGGTGCTGGCGGTTCTTATTACAACGGGGCTAACTCATTAAATTGGAATGTTACTTCTGACCAAAGGTTAAAGAAAAACATTGTTGATAATACAAATGGTTTAGACATTATTAACAAAATTCAAATTCGTAATTTTGAATATCGTTTACCAGTAGAAGTTGTTGAATTACCAGTAGAGCAGGCAATTCAAAAAGAAGGCATACAACTTGGTGTTATTGCTCAAGAACTTCAGCAAATTTTGCCTGAGTGCGTAAAAACAGAATCTACTGGCGTAATGACTGTAAATGCAGATAACTTAACTTGGTACATGATTAATTCAATCAAGGAACTTAAAGCATTAAACGACATACTAACCGCCCGTATTACGGCTTTGGAGGCTAAATAATGACTACTTATACATGGACAATTACAAAAATGTATACATTGCAACAACCAGACCCTAATTATGTGGTTACAGCATATTGGAGATTAACAGGCGTTGATGGGCAATATACTGCATATTTTGAAGGAATTAACGAGTTTGATTCACAGCAAGAATCTAATTTTATTCCTTATGACCAACTTACTAATGACATTGTGGTTGGTTGGGTGCAAAACCAATTAGGCGCAAATGGCGTTTCTAATTCTGAGGCTAATGTACAAGGACAAATTAACTCATTAATTAACCCTCCTGTATCACCACAAGACACACCTTTGCCTTGGGCTTAAAGATGAACTATGTTTGGAAAATTCTAGACATTTACGCTGATGGTGAAAAAATCACTTCGGCTAGGTACTATTGTTCTGTTGACAATGGGCAAGACAAAGTAGTAACAGAAGGCAATGCTACTTTTGAAGGCGAGGCAACAACTGCGCTTGCTGATGTAACAGAACAAATGGTTGCTAAATGGGTAGAAGCCGCTTACACAGTAGACGGAGAATGTTCTATTAAGAAGCGTTTAGCAGAGCAACTTTTAAGCGTACAAAGCGCAAAGATTGAAGCACCTTGGAAACCCGTAGTTTTTACAGTTAAGTTATAAGGGCAAAAAATGACTGTGCCAATCGACATAATTTCACGAGCCTTAAAAGACATTGGGGCATTAGAAGCGGGTGAAACGCCAACGCCAGATGCGGCACAAGACGCATTTGATATGCTGAACGACCTTATTGACCAATGGTCAAACGAGGACATGATGGTTTTCAATGTGACAGAGATTATTTTCCCTGTCATATCGGGGCAGACCCAGTACACGATTGGCCCTGTTGCATCGACTGCTAACTTCATTGGCGCGGCTTTTACAGGCTCAATTTCTGGCAATATTCTTACTGTTACAGGCATTACTTCTGGTGCAGTAGCACAAGGTCAAACCTTGAGCGGTACGGGCATCACAACAGGCACAAGAATTGTTGACTTTTTAACGGGTGCTGGTGGCAACATTAACGAAGTCGGCACTTATAAACTAAACATTAGTCAAACAGTCGCATCTACTGCAATAACTGCTTACTACGAAAAGCCATTGCAAATTAACTCTGCGTTTGTGCGTATTAACACTAACTCTAATGGTATGCCCATTATTAATGGTGGCTTAGATTACCCTGTATCGGTTTTGGCGTTGCAAGACTACGAAATGATTGGCTTAAAAACGCTTAGTGGTCCTTGGCCGAAAGCGATTTACTTTAATGCTGGCGCGGATACGGGCAATTTGTTTGTGTGGCCGAACCCTTCGCAGGGCGAGATGCACTTGTTTGCCAATACCATTTTCAGCAGATATAACACTTTGACAGACACAATTAGCCTGCCACAAGGCTATGCAATGGCTCTGCGGTGGTGTTTAGCAGAGCGTTTGATGCCCATGTACGGCAAGGCTAGTCAAGTGCAAATAGCAATGATTAGTGGCTACGCGGCACAAGCCAAGGCTACGATTAAGCGCAACAATATGTCACCGCTACAAGTAGCAAGATACCCAGACGCTTTGATGAATACCCGCTCTAAAGACGCTGGTTGGATTCTTACTGGAGGGTTTGTTTAAATGGACTTTGGCTTTGTCGGTCCTTCTTATACTGCGCCATCAATTTATCAGGATGACCAAGAGACAATCAATTTCTTTCCAGAAGTTGACCCTC